ACTTCCGATTCCCCGAATAAATTCATCTGATATTGTTGTGATGTCATGCATTTCCACCTCTCCTGTTGTGTCATGGATTGCTTTATAGCTAGTTCGTGCGAACTTATCTATTTCACAAAAACCTATGCATTCATGACCGGCTGATTCCATCCCTAAACGGAAACCGCCAATGCCTGCAAATAAATCTAAAAATTTCATATTTCAAAGGAGTAAAGAATTCTTTGTGGTCGACCAAACCTCCACTCCCTTCTACAAATTCACTGACTCTTTTTTATAACCAGCATCAATCAAAATACTTTCAATTACATAAAGGTCTGTTTTCTGCTTTAAACTAGCCTTAAATTTCTTCGCAATATTTCTAGCTTTGTCTAAAGAAACGACTTCATATGTTTTAGCCAGAGCATCCGCAATGATAGCGGATGTTGGCGTATAATAAATCTCAAGCAAAATGAACACTCACTTTCTACGAGATTATTCTTCGATTTCTTCTTCATCATCTTCAACTGTCTTTTCAGGGAAAATGATGTTCTCTTTGTTTTTGCTCCAAGAATCAGCAAATGGCGCAAAATGTTGGCGTGCGATTTCTACTTGATTGATTAGATTATCAACTGAAACATCATGATCAGCCGCAATTTCTTCTAGCGCTTCCCCTTCATCGATCCGATGCAACACGCCACGAACGTTAATCGTTACTGATTCTGGCCATTCGATAGTCGTTGCCTTCTTGATGAATTCGTCAATAGTTTCTTTCGATACTTGCACAGCAACTTCTTCGACTTCTTGCACATCATCGCCCATTTCTAAAGAAGTTTGTTCTTCTTTTAGAACTTCAACTGTTCCGTCGTTATTTACAATATATTCGACATTCGGTTTATTGGTCTGTTTGTTAACTGGTACCTTGTATTCTACTGTTTCTGGTTCGATGGTCGTTGATACTGTTTTGCCTAAAAATTCGTTTAAACTTTCATATTTTCCTTTTAATGAAGCGTTGCTAACCACTAATAGTACTTCGATATTTCCGTTTGATTTAGATGTCACTTTCTTTACTTCTGGTCTGAAATTTACTTGTTTTGTCATGGTAAAACCTCCTAGTAGTTTGTGGCTTGTCGCCAGTGATAGTTAAAATTATTTGTGATGAATGGTTTTTTCTCATTAAGCGGCTTAGTTACGCCTTGTGTAATGACTTTAAAATCATTTGACCTAATAACAACCGCCTCGACTGGATGACCATATTTCATGGCAAACAGTCTAAATCTAAGCTTATTTGATTGATCAATGCCATAGGCACCAAAACTATTTTTTATATCGATCACATGTAGCCAATTGCCATCGTGATCCTTGATGATAAAATCTGGTGAATAGGCAATGCTCGAAATGTTCCCTCCTGGTATTTCGCACTTCTCGTGCATTATAAATCTTGGGTGTACTTCAAAAGGCAGACCGCACATTTTGACAAATCGCTGATAAAACTTTGCTTCTTTTTCCGAGTCAAATATATATCCATCAATCGTGACTTTATTTCCTCGCTTATTCAGGGCTGTTGGTGATTGCATTGTTTTAACTCCCTTTCCTTGGTCGCAGTTTCCGCTCGAACTGCTTTTCCATCTTTGTTGCATTCAGGACATGGAATAGGTGTTGCATAATTAAATCTGTCTTTGCCCCAAATCACGCGCTGATCTTGACATCTAACACACTTCATTCTTATTTAGCCCCTTTCATCCAAGCTTGGTTATCTTTTGTTGCTTTTTCAATTGGTTCCTTTTTAAAATCTACTTTGGTAGATTTTGCTGTATACCTATTCGGTTTTTCTGGCATTATGATGGCTTCCTTTACTTCTGAAACAGTTCCGCCAGATACGATTGTTGCAATAGCTGCTGTCTCTTTTTGCTCAAATAACACAGCATCTTTTAAATTGGCTACTGGTCGACCATCTTTGCCAAGATAGGCTGAAATTTTCACTACATACGGCATTGAATGATTCCCCTTTCTATCGATTTGTTTTTAAGGCTTTAAAATGCGTTTTAAGCCGTTTTTCTTTCTTTATATCTATTTATATTCACTTGATTGTAAAACTGCTCTACGCTTAATATATTTGCTAAAAATAGCATTTTAGATGCCTGCTACTCGTTTGTCTGATGTCCCCTCAATTTTCATCACGAATCCTTGTGAATTACTCATGATGCGAGAAAGGATTCTCTCACCATAGGCTTGACTCATTTCTTTACCAGTTAAGTTCGTAGTAAAAATAGTTGCTTTATTCTGCCGAGCTTCTACAATGCGATTCAAGGTGTCGTTATTGAAGTTAGTACTTTTATTCCTATCATCAATTTGTTTAACTCCCAACTCGGCTCCTAAATCGTCCAGAACTACTAAATCTGCGCTTTTGATTTCTGCCATCAAACTACCTGTTATCTCTTTTCTGGCTTGCTCATCATTCATCGCAAATTTTAGCTGTTCTAAGAGTTCCGCATAACTAATAAATAAGCAGCGTTTATCATAGTTTGATTTCTCCAACACTTCCCAAGCAGTTGACATAGCCAAATGACTTTTACCAACACCGCTTTTGCCTGAAAGAATCATATGAATTGGTTTATTCAAAAGAATTTCAGTTGTAGCTCGTTTAGCAATTTCAAAAGCAAGCTTGGTTTCTGTGTCTACTGTTTTGTAAGTTTTAAAGCGACAATTAATTAAATTTTTGTCGGTATAAAGAGAGCTGTACTTCAAGTAATTAATCGCTCTGGCTTTCAAACTATCGTTAAACATTTTCTCTGTTTCAAGGTCTTCTGCTTTTTTGCGTGCTTTATAGCCACATTCCATGCAAGTTGGCGGACACCTATCGGACCCATCTTTATTTTTGGCACGCCACGCATAAAGATTTCCTCCGCACTCTGGACATGGATCAGGTGTGATATAAAGCAATGTTTTAATCATTTTTGAAAATCCATCTGATGCCGACTTCATTCTTTCACTTCCTAAAATCCAAGATCATCGTAATCCGAATGACCTGTATTTGATTTCTGTTGCTTGGTTGTATTCTTTTGCTTCCTTGCCGCTTCTCGTTCATCAACAGATTTGAACCCTCTTTGTTCCCAATCTTTCAATATGGCATTGATATAGTTATAGTTTCTTGCGTTTGCATCAATAGCAATTTCAATAGCTTTAACAATTAATTGTTCAGCATCTTTTTGACTAGCTCCGATTTTTTCAAAATCAGAAATCCAATAATCAAAATCGGTCATAGTTTTAGACGACATCAATCCAAATCCGTTGTTTTCCCAAATTGAACGAATGGACGACCCTTTATTGTTATTATTAATATTCTTTTCATTCTTATCATTCTTTTCATTCTTGTATGTGGACAACTGTTGGACACTTGTTGGACGGTTGTTGGACACTTGTTGGTCATTGACTTGATAGTCATCCCAATTATTTATTGTTATAACGCTGTATTTCGGGGTTGATGAGATGGACAACATTTGCTCGTTTTCAAATTTTTTTAACCATCTCCATAACGTACGCCCGACAATCTGTTGGTCACGTGGAACACCTTCATTGAACTCTTTCTCAATAACGGCGCGCCCTGTGACGAATTGACCGCTGGACACAGCTATCTCTTGACCATTAAAAATAAATCTACTTTCTTTATGACTCGCCTTCATTAAACATAAAGACCAAAGTTTAAACATATTAGCGTTGGTCCAAACGAATGAATTGGTCACTTTTCGATACAATTTTATATATCCAGTATTCATTCGTTATGCACCTCCTATAAATCGTCCATACTGGTAAAATTTGTAATTTTGTTGTGTCCTCTACAATATTCACAAATTCCACAACTAACTGGTGCTTCCTCACCATTTTTAACTCGCACAACATGCTCGATGTTTTCTTTTAATTCTTCTAATTCGCAAATCATTTTTTCTTCGCTAAGAGTGATTAGTTTTGCTTCACTAGGTGTTTGTTTCGAAACTGCTGCAATGAGAGGAAGAAAATTTTTGTCATATTGTTGGCGAAGCAGTTCACAATAAACTGCCATTTGTAACACGTAACCGAAGCGTTCAATGAAGTTTGCTTTTCTGTTTAAACGTTCATCCCATTTCTTCTCATGCATATCTTTGGTTGTTTTGATGTCTACAAAATACTTTTCTTCTAAATTCAAACAATCAATTTTCCCTTTCCACATTGCACCGCCGATTTCACCTGTGACGATCACTTCTTTTTCGCCTTGATAAATGTTTAAAAAGGCTTCTTCTTGTTTTAATCTTTCAATCATCTGCTCGGCAATTTTGAAATCTTTCAGTAGGCCAAACGGTTTTCTTGAAGAAAACATCTTGCTTTTATTTTCTTCTTTAAATGCTTCATGAATTTCTGGTGATTCAAAGTAAGAATGAACATAATTACCAACTAGCAATGCTTTAGGATCGTTTTCTGGTGTCCATTCGCCTTTTAACTTGGCAAGAGCTGCAGCTTCACATTCAAGAAATTTTTTATATTGAGAGACAGACATATAAGCTAGGTCCGCTTCTTGTGAATAATAATTTTCATCAGAAAGGATAATCGTCTTCTTCAATCGTTGAAACATCAGCTTCACTCTCTTTCTGATTGGTTTCATAACCAGCCATCACATCTAAAGTTTCCTGAACTGGTTCTTCTAAAATTTGGTCCGCCACTTTCGTTAATTCTTCTTTTTCAACTGGTTTAGCTTGTTCAATATCGTTTTCTTGCTCAATAACTTTTTTATTGTTGGTAAATATTTTTTCTTCAAGTGCTATTGCTGTATCTGCAACTGGTTCTGCTTCCTTACGTCTGTTTTCATCATATTCGTATTCTGTTGTTCTATTAATCGCATCTGTCAGTAAATCACTATCATCGCTTGTATTGATAAATGTTTTAGCGGCTCGATTGATTACTGTACGTTTAGCCATTTCTCCTGGAAAATCATTTTGAACATTTTTTGTTTTCGCCTTGCTCCAAGATTTATCAATTTCTTTTTTTGTCATGACGGTATAAACACGTTCGCCATCGTTTTTTTCAATTACTGCAAAAGCACCAATAATTTCATTGTCTTGATTTGCGAAGTCTGGCTCAAATTCTTTAACGACTGTTCTGCCTTTTTCACTGCCAATCCTAAACACATCACCTTTGTGAACAACTTCCGCCCAAATATCTTTAACATTTGATAAACGTTTCAAAACGGCTTGTGTTCCAAAATATGATCGTTGCATTTGTAACTCTTTTCCATAAACAACAAAATAACATTGGGTTTTTGCTGGACTTAGGCCTTGAACAACCATATCTAATAAAGTGTTAGCAACAGATTCTTTTGTAACAACTTCTAAAGCAGGTCTTTTATTTCGATCTTGTACTTTTTGAATTGCAAACCATGCTGATTTTAGAGCATTCGATGCATTGTAATTAGCTGGCAATTGTAACCCATTCTGCTCTAAACCTTTAATTCTGTTAGAAACTGCATCAGTAACGTCTTTTTGTAAAATAATTTCCCCCATCATTGATTCTCCTCTTCTTCGTCATATTCCCATGTTGGCTCTAATGCTTCTTTTTCTTCTGGCGACTCTTGTCTAGCCCCTAATGAATCAAATTCATTCGTGACAATCTACCTCCAATTTACTAATCGATTTTCTTAGTTCGTCTTTCATCTCTGTTATCCTGTCATTTACAGCATTTTCAACTAGTTCCTTGATATCTGCTTGAATTCCAACTATCCCTAAATCTTCTTCTAGCCGAACTTTGTGCCAACGACTATGTCCTTCTTCTCTGAAAAATCCAGACCCCATAAAGTGTGTAGGGATACCAATTTCTATATCTGACATCACTTCTTTTTTATTATTTAAAGCAGGGTTCTTTAAACTCACTAAATATTCTTCCGCTTCTTTGATCTGGCCAATCAAATTTTCTAAATACAGAAGCTTTTTATTTGCAACATCAATTACTCCCATGTTTACCACTCCCAAAATATTTTGGTTTTGTTTTCTTCAAGTTCAACGTGATCAAATCCTTCTGTTTCTAATTGAGATAAAAACGTTGATGTAAGACCTTTACTATTCACCACGCAACTTGTATTACCATTTGATGCTGCAGTTCGAATTGATTGAACAATTCTATTTTGAGCATTCGCTAACATTAATTCGTAAACATCATCACTTAAACCTCTTACTTCAATCATTGCAGTTCACCTCGTAAAAATGCAGTTAGTAATTCATCCATAGATTTTTCATTTGCAGCATCTTCGGCTCTTTCTGCTACGCATTCTGGACAATCACAAGATTCGCTTATACTTAATTGCTCTTTTAGATCACCTACAAGTTTTTGCAAGAGTATAGCTAACCCGATAACTGAACCACAAAAAGCAGTACTTCCTTGGCCTGTTTCAAAATTTGTAGCACATAGAAGAAGTTCAACATTCTGTGCCTTACATTCTTTTTCAAGTTTAATAATCATTCTTTCAATTTCTTTATTCATGTGGTACACTCTCCTTGAATTTGATATTTGTAATTGACCTACTTTGATGACCGTCGAAGTGGGTCTTTATTTTTGTTTTTTTATTTCTCGATCTTCAAGCGCTAGGTCATACATTAAAAGCCAAATGATGAAAGCTGCTATATATAGGTTTTGAATTAATGGACCAATATTGCCACCTACTAAAAGCCCCAAGCCAAAAACGATTAGCAATGCCGCTATACGTCTTAAGTGATATATTTTTTTCATATTATTTCCTCCCTAAATTTCGCTTGCCCAAGATTTATCTTTTTTGTGATAGAAGCCATCTGCGACACTCTTCTTTGTCGTAGAACTTCCCTTGCTTACTTACTGATCCATGTGGAAGACCTAGCTTCTCCCATTCCCTTATTGTTGTTGTGGATACATTGAAATATTTTGCAATCTCTGTTTGATTTAAGACTCGCTTATCAACTGCCGTATCTCTTCGTACTTTTTCTATTTCATCAACAATAATTCCATGTACAAAATCTCTTAGAGAAGCTTCATTTTCTGGAGTTAAAATCACTTCCACTTTTACCTATACCTCCTATCTAATATCTAATATTTTTTTGATATTCCGAACTTGCTCTTCTGAACGTCTACGACCATGAAGAATATCTGATAAATACGGACTTGAAATCCCTAATTGTTTCGCTAACCAAGATTGGTTTTTCCCTGCACGAATTAGTGCTGCTCTTACTTCGATAGCTAAATCTTGTGACATTTAATTACCTCACTTTCTTTTTTTGATATAATTTCCTTATCAGCAAGTGGTCTGCTGAAATAACTGATAAGGTGGTGGATGATATGAATAGAGTTATAATTAATTTCAAGGTAAAAGAAGAACAAGTATTTTATGAAATTGATCAAATTATTTTAGATGGTAAAACGTTTGATCCTGAAACTATTACTGCCTCTGATATAAGAAATGCAAAATCACTAAACCTAAAAGGTGATGGCCAAAATGTTGCAATTCAAACAGAAGATATTTTGTCCTTCCAATTTTTAGCTGATTAAAATTTAGCAAGCATACGTGCTAATAATAATTGAACTAGCGCTTGAGTCATCTCTAAATCAGCAGGTATTCTCTTGCTAAAATGAGATAGTTGCCGGTCAATTAATTCATCGATTTTTTGAACTTGCGATTGCCCCTTGTTATTCACAGTAACTTGGGGCTTATTTTTGATTTTATCCATTTCCTTCACTCCCTTTCATTTTTAATTTGTAAGCTAAAAAATTAGCTAATTTTATAAAATTCATTGACTTATTCTATAATGTTTTGTAGAATAGGTGCATAGCTAAATAAGACTTTTTAAGCCTAGTAAAACAACACTTTTTACCGTTCCCCAACGATTTTTTAGTTTGTTTCTTGGTTTTATTTGCGAACTTATTAGCTAATAATTTAGCTTACGGACATAGTATATTAAAAAGTTTTGTAGATGTCAAATGATTTTCTACATTTCTTTATAGAAATTTCCGAAGCTTATGGAGGAAAGCTTGATATGACTGTATTTGATAGAGTAAAAAAATTAGCAGATAGTCAGAAAATATCTATTGTCGAACTTGAAGAAAAGTTAAATTTCAGTCGAAATTCATTATACGCTTGGAAAAAAAGTAAACCTTCTATTGATAAATTAGAAGCTGTTGCAAATTATTTTGGAGTTTCAACAGATTATTTATTAGGTCGTGAAGTTTCTAATAAATCAAAGCAATCTGATGATTTAGATGATGTACTGGATAACGTCATGAGTTTTGACGGTGAACCGCTTGATGATCATGACAGAGAAGTTATCCGTGCATATTTAAAGGGTAGATTCGGGAAATAAGTCAAAGGTTGTGCTTATATGAAAAGTATCAAAGAGTTGGTAGAAGAATATAATGTGGAGTTAGTTTTTACTACTTTGAACAAACGCGCATGTTTCGACCCTACCTACGGTATCATATTTGTAAATCAAAATTTAACACCATCAGAACAAGAAGAAGCAATATATCACGAGTTAAAGCATGTAAAAGACCATGTGGATATAATGGCATTGTATAAAATTCCTGTTTTTCGTTCTAAGATGGAAGCTGAAGCAGAACAATATATGTTTAGAAGCTTAATCGAAAAATATGAAGGACAATACAATTACTCAAATGTTATAGCTCATTACAACTTAAAAATGGGACAAGAAATTTATTTGAAATAAAAAAAGTCCGTGCTGGGAACACGGACTTAAACCTCATTTAGAGATTTACTGACAAGCATATTATAACAGAAATGAGGATTAATTTAAAAATGAAAAAAATTGTTATTTTAGGTTTATCATTATTACTGCTGACTGCTTGTTCTAACGAAACTAAACAGGTTTCAAAGCAAAACTCAAGTTCTACCTCAATTACATCTGAAAAGAAAGATATTTCTGATTCTAAAAAAATTAATAGCTCAAGTAGTGAGCCATCAACTATACATTATTCAAGTACACAAACAGATGAAACAACACAAAAAGAATTAGGCGGGTCTACCTATTCCCAAATTTTAGAGACTTATACTCAAAAGTTGACTACAACTACACCTATATTGATTGAAGAACTGCGAAATGAAGGAGAACCTATAAAAGGCAATGTTTCAGCATTAGCTGAGGTTTTAAACTCTAAAATAGGAAAATTAGCAGATATTTCAAATACTGGAATTTCGGAAATGGCAAGCATACAACTTTCTAATAAAGACGACTATTCATTATATGAATCTTGGGCAAATAAACTAACAGATGTTTATACTGCTGAAGCAAATAAGTTAACAGACCTGTACACCGAATTAGCTGCTGTTGACACGGAAATTTCTACATCACAACAACCATTGCCATCTACTCAATCATCTTCAGTAATTGAACAACCTCAAAGCTCTGAATCTGAACAACCTGTATATGACGAAGTACGAAGCGGTGAAGGAGCTCGACAAGTAGCTGAAAGAAATGGCTTAACCTTAGAACAACTATTAGCATTGAATCCAGGCATTGACACCTCTGTTTTTTATCCTGGTCAACCACTACGAATTAAATAAATTAGAAAGGAATATTAAAAATGCCAACTACTAGAACAATGCCCGATTATGGAGAAAAAAGAAATGGTGGCAAAGGAGCACCTCCTCCGCCACCTACTCGCCCTCAGCCTCGTCCATAGGCACTATATACAATTTCACTTTTTTCTCATAATCAATCAAAATATTTATATCATTATTTTTAAATAGAATTTCAACTGCTTCGACAGTTCGTCTTTTTTCAGGTTCTTTTGGTGCATATAATAGTAACTCATTGTATTCATCCGTATTATATTGATAAACATTTAAATAGCCAGAAGCGATATAGTTATTTGCAAAATCAAAAACATAGATGTATTGATGATAAGAATTATCCAACGCAGTATCTCTAATTGCTCTATGTGTAAATTCTAGCTTACCCTTCTTTTTTCTAAGTTTATTTATCCAAGAAAAAAAAGATAAAATTGCTTTAGGTAAAACGAACAACCCAATTACTAATACTAATACAAATGATAGTATTGCAGCCGCAATTTGTTGGATGTACGGTTCCATATTCGACAAATTGTAAGAAATGATACTTTGAGCTAACAAAAATACAGCTAAATTAATAGCTGACAATATTGATACTACTGCTATTTTTTCTTCTTTTTGTGCATTTGATAAAACTAACAAGTCATTACTCTTAATTAAGAAATAGGTAAAATATCCTGTAGCAGTAGATTGTATAAGTACTGCAAAAATATTTAAGTATTCAGTAACCATCATAGAAAACCCCTTTACAATTGGATTACCTCTTCATAGGCCAATTATAACATAATTTCTTCTATAAATCCCCCTCTCTGGCGAGTCTAAGCGTGTTCGATTCATGTTAGGGGCTTTAAAATTTAATAAGGAGGTGCTAGAAATTTGTCATTCCTTCTATTCGCTTGCCCAAGTGGAAAGGATAAGCAATGGCAACTTTTAAACAATATACAAAAAAAGGAAAAAAATACTGGAAAGTAACTGCCTATTTAGGCGTAGATTATTTAACTGGAAAACAAATTAATGTCACTATCAGAAACTGTAATACAAAAAAAGAAGCACAGCTCAAGCTTAATCAAAAAAAATTAGATTTTGATAATGGAAATCTAGCTAACGAGCATACTCGTTTAACCACTTTTGAAGAAGTTTATTATATGTGGTTGGACGAATACAAAAAAACAGTTAGGGAATCCACATTCATAGCTACTGAACGACGTATGAAAAAACACATTTTACCCACATTCGGGAAAATGCGACTTGAGCGTTTAACAGTCAAGATCGTGCAAAAATCTGTTAATGAATGGTATAAAAAGAATGAGATGGGAAAAGTACTTTTGAGTTATGCTTCTCGTGTTTGTGACTATGCTGTTGGTTTAGAAATAATAGACTCAAACCCATTTAAGAAAATAACTAAGCCTAGTTCGCTAAAGAAAGTAGAAAAGGATACAAAAAGAAAGTTCTATACAAAAGACGAACTGGAACATTTCTTAAATACAGCTGATAGCATTGCCAATCAAGCCAAAGAAGAAAGTTTAGTTCTAAAATACTATGCTGACTTAGACTGTGCTATTTTTCGCTTACTTTCTTTTACTGGTATACGTGTTGGTGAAGCTTTAGCATTGAATTGGAATGATATTGATTTAAAAAAGCAGGTAGTTAATATAAATAAAACTACTGCTATCAGTACAAATGGATTGACTATAAACGATCCTAAAACTTCCAATTCTATTCGTAAAATTTCTTTTGATAACAAGACTGCTTATATCTTAAAAAAATGGAAACTTAGACAGCGTGAAGCTTTAATGAAAAAAGGTGGGTTTAAAACACAACTCATTTTTACAAAAATTGATGGTACCATGTTCCGAAGTCAAGACATTTACCAACGTTCTAAAAGATTGGCAGAAAAAGCTAACTTACATTCTATTGGTTGTCATGGTTTTCGGCATACCCACGCAACATTATTATTCGAATCAGATAATGTTAGGTCTAAAATAATCCAAGAACGCTTAGGACATTCTTCTTTACAAATAACTATGGATACTTACACTCATATTTCTGATGAAGTTACTAAAGAAGCAACAGATGCTTTCAGTAGCTATGTAAATTTTTAA